CCGGGGTAGAAACAATTGTTTTTGCACCCGTGATTTGCGGAGCCGGTGGTGGTGGCGGCTTCTTCGAGATAATCCTTGGAGTAGTTTTAATAGCTGTTGCTATTTTTGTTCCTGGCGTCGGACTGGCTGTTGGACTGGCTGGTGCTTCTTTGGTGTTAGGTGGCGTGGCTCAACTGCTTACTCCAACCCCGAAGTTAAGCGGCCAGACAACTACTGGGGAACAATCTGGATCAGAACTTGAGTCTAATCTTTTCACTCGTGGGGCTTCAAACGCTGCACAAGGCGAAGTCGTACCGGTTCTTTACGGTAGACGTAGAATACCAGCACCACGCTTAGTCAGCTTCGACCTTTCGCTTCTTCCTGCCTCTAGAGCAGTAAGTACAGCAGGTGCGCAAGGCTTACTTGGTTACGTCAACAGGCAGACTCTCTGATGAAGGAAATCTTTGGCGCAGGCGGCGGTCAACCTAAGCAGAAGAAACAAAAGCCACCTAAGCAACCAACGATCGCTCAAGACACTTTAGCGTTAAAAAGTATTAGCTTTGCTCAACTGCAGTTTTTACTTTGCGAAGGCGAAATTGAGGGTCCAGCGTTTGGCAATAGCGTTGCAGGATTAGAAAGGTCTGTTTTTCTTGACGATACGCCTATACGATCACCTTCTGGTGCTCTTTCGCCTGTGCCGGAAGACTTAGTTCTTTCTTACGGCAGGTCAAGTTTTCAGCAAACTGGAGTCCCTGGCTATAGCCGGACAACATCTGTAGAAGCCGTTGACACTATTTGCGCGTTTAATACGACTGTTTCAAAGGCAGTCACAGGCTCTGTCGTGGGGGGTAGTTATTACGCCCGAGTTCTGCTTACTTGGCAAGCTTTAGTTCAGAACGTTGTAAACGGTAAAGGGATAGCAGGAATAACAGGAGACAGTCGCACTTACCGGACTGACTACGTTATCACCTACACGGATTTCAATGGTGCAACTTTTCCTGCTTTTTCGGGAAACGTTGGCGGTAAGTTTAGCTCTACTTTTCAACGTTCTCACTTTTTTATACTTCAAGGGACCGGTCCGGTCTGGACTATCAATGTAACTCGCACGACGCTCGACGACGATACTGTTGACGTGCAGTCTGGCGGAAAGCTATCAACTAGCTCACAATTCAGTTTCAGCAGTGCATCTCTATCTCTCGACCAAAAGTTTAACAACGCTCACTCATCGATTCTCAGCGTTGGGATCAGGGCTGACAAGTATTCTTCCATTCCGAACGTTTCCGTAGAACTTCTCGGACTAAAAATAGAAGTGCCGGTCAATTACAATCAATTGACCAGGACTTATTCGGGCTTATGGAATGGCCTCTTTAAGCGGGTCTACTCGAATAATCCGGCATGGGTGTTGCGTGATCTAATTCTGAATGATCGTTACGGGGCAGGGCAGTACATCACCGCTGACGCTGTTTCTAAGTTTGAGCTTTACGAAATCGCTCAATACTGTGACGAGCTAGTTCCTTCACCGGATGGTGGGACTGAGCCTCGTTTCACATGCAACGTCCTACTGCAAAGCGGCGGAGAAGCTTGGAACGTTCTTCAGCAGCTCAGCAGTATATTCAGAGGAATACTTTTTTATTCTTCGTCTCTGGCGATTGCGGCGCAAGACAAGCAAAAAGACGCGATATTTACATTCAACGAGTCGAATACTATTGAGAGGTTCTCTGAAGATGGCAGGGTAAGCCAGGGAAACTTTGTATACATTGGCAGCGCCCGGAGAGCTAGGCATACTGTCGTCTTAGCTTCTTATGACGACCCAGACAATGACTACGAGACTCGTGTTGAATACGTTACTGACGACGAAACCTTTAGTTCTTTTGGCTATAGGCCAATGGATCTTAGGCTTTTAGGTGTTACTAGCAGGGGGCAGGCACTCAGGGCCGCGAATTGGGCTTTACTGTCAGAGAGATTGTTGGATGACACCGTAAAGTTTGCAACTAACGAAATCGGGATGGCTCTCCGTCCTGGCGACGTAATCAAGATTGCCGATACTACTAAAGCGGCGGTGCGGATTGGAGGCAGGATTGAGTCTGTCAACGGATTATCCATAACTTTGGATCAAGAGCCTCAGGCTGCTCCGGGTGGCTGGGCGGGAGCGACTATCAGCTGGATGTACAACGACTCCTTGGACGATCCGCGACTGCAGGTCGCGAACATCGTCTCTCAGGCCGCAAATGTTGTAACTATAGATTCAACTGGAGGCAATGCGCCCGTTGCTACTTATCCCTGGTTGATCGAGTTCCCCGATCGAACAGCTCAACTTTTCAGAGTGCTTACTGTTGAGGAGAAGGAAGGGGAGTTTGAAATAGCAGCATTGCGCTATCGAGATGATATTTATAATGCTGTTGACTTTGATTCTCCCCTCGATCAGGATGAAAACTTTCTATTCAAGCCAGTAAGTCCTACTGCTCCTTCCAACCTGAGGGCACAAATAATTTGGGATAATAACTCAGCAAAGATTGACATCAAGTGGGATCCTCCGCTTAACAGTTTGGTCCTTTTTGAATACGATTTAAGCGTCGAGTCTTATCGCATCCAATGGCAGGCCGGGTCCGAGCAACCCGATGGCACAGTCGAATGGTCTGGCGCTTTCAGAGAGGTGCCAAGGCAGGTTGACGATAGAGAGACTGTGCTTTTAGAAAGCCTTTCGAGTACAGACAAGTTCCGTGTTCGTGCGGCTGCAGTCAGTCGTTTCGGGGTTCAGTCAGACTGGTCAGAGCTTGTTGTAGCCGACGACATTGATGTCTGGTTCCCGATGCCAGACATAAGCCAACTTCTGCCAGGAGGAGACAGTCGGCTTGTGTTTAGGAACCAGTCTTCTGGCTCTCAGCTTTTTACGTGGAATTTCTCGGATCTTGCTGTGCCTCCTTACGTCAGCGGGGTTCGCCTTGAGGTTTTGCCAGATCGCCCCCTCACGACAAGAGAGCAATCTGCTATTCGTTTGCCAGATTCAGACGGTCGTTATATCTACGGCGATTATCCAATAGAAGAATACGCTGTTTGCATATTTCACGCAGACACTAACTGGAGTTGTCGCGTATCTTTCACGACTTTCGTAGAAGGGCTGTTTGGTGATACCTACGCTTCTGCGCTTGTGGATCGGCTTGACTTGGTGCCCCCACCGCCTGACAGATTTACTGTCGTCACCGAGACAGACGTTAATTCAGTGGCTCCTATGAGGCGCTTTAGCTGGGCGCTGCCCACTTCTGAAATTTCAGATTTGATTGACGGTGGAGAGCCAGGGCCGCCATTGCCTCCGAATTCTCTGGTCACAGCAAATTGGCCATTAGGCAAGGTCACGGATATTGTTCAGTTCCTTGTCAGGTATAAGGCTGGTTTTGAATCAAACTGGGATTTAGGTGTGCCTCTATTTGCGGACGGCATTCCGGGCGATCAGCGTTATTTTGAAACCGAAGTTTTTGACGGTGGAGAATGGACAGTAATGATTCGATCAGTCGACAGAACTGGTTGGGTCTCTGACAACCAAGCAGCAATCATTGTCAACTTTGGAGACGCAATCCCTACAAATGTAGTTGAAACCTTTGAGGCTCATACTGATGCTTGGCCTGGCCAGAAAACCAACCTTCAGGTCTTTGTTGGCAGTCATTATGCAAATTCGTTTGCCAGCTGCGAGCCTAATCCCGGAGCTTTGAATCCTGCTGATATTATCAGCGCAATATCGTCCAGTCTTTGCGATGATGGTCCCTTGTATAGCAGTCCAGAGTTCGACCCCGGAACCGCTGCTTATGGGAACGCAAATGTATTCCCTAGGTCAGATTTTAATATTGCTCTTGGGGGTCTATATCAAATTGATCCAACACAAGACTCTTTCTATACATATCCCTTTGAGGTTCTAGCAGACGATGCTGGGATTTTAATTACTACGCTTTCCAGTGGAACTTATCAATGGTCGATTCGACGAATCGGTAACGACACTGAAGAGCCCTTTTACACAAACCCGCAGGGCGATGCGTTTTACCCAGACCCGCAAACAAATTACATGTATCTAGAAACAAATACTCAGATAGGTATTGACTTTCACCCCTATGTACCTTTTGAAAAGCTTGAGGCAGGCAACTATGAGATTGGATGTCGGATCCGTTCTGTAGACGGCATTGCGGCAACAGGATTGATCGAAGCTACGGTTCAGATGGATTATCCAGACGTGCGACAAACGATGGAAGATATAACTATCAATAACACAACTCAAAGGGTGTTTTTCCCTAAGCCGTTCCCGCACGCGCTCAAGGCTGTTAATCTGACACTGCAAGACCCTCCCGGAACAGTCACGACACCTGCAACTGGCTATTTGAGAGGTAAGGATCCTTCTTACTTCGACGTTAGACTTTTAGACGCAAACGGTGTCCTCGTTAGTGGTTTGGTTGATGTTATTGCTGTTGGCTATTAAGTAAATGACTAATCTCCCTCAATCTGAGCAAACCGGCAATCTTGACAATCTCGCCGTAACAAGAGCGGAGTTCCGAAGCGAAATCGGGATTTTGCTTGAATATGTCGCACAAGCTTTGGGCTCGGTCTCTGGTACTTACACGACTGAAGTTGTAAATCCTTTTGCGGTTGAGCTTCAAGGCGCTCCGGTGCTAGAAATTGGCGCAGATCCTGCGACCGGAGATAGCACTTTAAGAATCCCCTCAACTCAGTGGGTCAAGAAATCAGGACGTTACGTTGGGTCAACTGCGCCAACACTGCCAGAAAATGGAACTTTATGGATTGACACTAATACGACGCCTTATGCGATAAAAGCGTACAACGGTGTTTCCTGGGATGGCATCGGCGGGGTTGAATCAGGAACAAGGATGCTGTTCCAGCAAACAGCTGCACCGGTCGGATGGACGAAGATCACGACTAGCAATAACACCGCGCTTAGGGTGACCAGCGGATCAGTGCAGACAGGAGGAACCCTTGACTTTTCTGCCTGTTTTACTGCTGCAAGACCCACGTCTGGGACTGTCGCGAGTCATATATTAACAGTCAATCAGATGCCGGCACATGCGCACAGTGTGACTGAAAATCCCCATAATCACGACATATCTGATCCAGGTCACGCGCACAGCTTGACCGCTGCTA